TTACCTTTTTAACTTCTTTAATCTTACGAATTTTTCTTGGGTCGATATATCTAACTTCGACAATCCCTTTTTTCAAATTATCCTTATCAAGTACAATATGAAAATACATTCTTCCATCAATGTACCATTGTCTAAAGAAATCATACCCTTTTTTATTGAAGTCAAGAATGTTTAAGATACCATTAAATTCATCTCGAATTTTGTTTTTAATTCCTTCAGAGTATTTAACGTCGTCTAGATTTATTGAAACTGGAGATTTAATGCCATCAAACGTAATTGCTTCATTCGTAATATCATCAATAGCAGATGAACAATCAGGATAATCAGCAGCAATCCTATACTGTCTAATTAACTGATTCTCATCTTTAACAACGCCGTCTAAGTCTAAAGCTAGACCATAAGCGGAATAAGCGCTTATGATCGAGCCGTCGTCATTAGATGGAGGAACAATCGATTCAATTTTCTTCTTAGATTTATCTTCTTTTTTACCTATAGTAAATCCGAATATTCCAGCCATAATTTATATTATTCCAAAAAATAAAGTTTAAACAGTAGGACCTGTAGATAAGACTTCTGGTTTATCGCCATCTGCAAAGGTAAAGTAATCATATGTAAATGTTACTGTAAATTCTTCGATGGCATCTCCGCTACCGTAATCCAACTGGATATCACTAACGCTAGATGGGTACGCATGATGCAATACATATGAACGCAAAACGGTATCAGCATTTCTATCTAATTGGTTAACAGTGATGTCTCCCCAATAACCGGTCAAATCGCCACCGATAGAATCGTTATTAGAAATATCATAGTGCCATTGTTCAAACACTTTACGGTTACTGAATTCATTATCGTTAATAAAGGTAGCAGTCCATTGTGCGAAAGTTTTTTCTCCAGCAAAATGAATAGTTTTACCACGGAATGGTACGGCTACGTCACCAACATCAAATGCTGGTAAAGCAGCTGCCTTCAATAAAACTGTTTTGGTGTTATCAAATCCACGGTTTCCCGGAAGAATAACACTAAATTGATTTGCTCTTGCGCCGCCTGTTGAAAGAGCAGCTTTAAATCTGTCGATAGTTGTAGACATTTATTATGCTCCTGCTGTAGTGAATGCAACCGACTGACGAGTCGCAATAAAGTTAAGAGTGATGTAGTTGATACTGTAATTAGGCTTAACATAAATGTCGGCAACGAAATTATTTGTTTCAACAACATTAGCGGTATTGTTAGTCGCATCGCAAACAACTTTAAAGTCGTTAATTCCGCGTCTACCTTTAATATCTCTTAAGAAAGGTTCGATTAAGTTTTTAAACTGTGATCTAGTTGTTTCATCGTTGATAGCAAACAATTGGTATTGAGCAGATTTTTCGATAGATTTTTCTAACAAAATAAACAATCTACGAACACCAATACGGTCAAACGCGCTTGGACGGTCTAACAAAGTTTTGTCACCGAATAATACAGTTCCTTGTCCTTTAAATGTAACAACTGGGTTAACATTTTGAGGATACAAATTATCACGATCTGCTTTAGTTGGGTTAACAGCTAATTTGATAACATTTTTAATTTGACCGTTATTAAAGCCGCCGTTTGAAACCCATGGTTCAGATGTAATAGCGGCTAAACCGGCGATATCACCGTTTAAAGCAATCCAACGACGTTTATCATTATAAGCGTCATATTGATATTTAGCACCTGTATCTAAGAAACCATATGAAGACGATGGTAATTCTGAACGATACTCAAGCAATTTATCAATAGCGTCAGAACCAGTACCTTTGATGAATTCACCGGTAATAGTATCTTCTGGAGAGATAAATACGATAACGTCTTTTCTTGTTTCAGCTAAAGCAATAGCATGGCTAGCAACAGTTGAAGAAGCTTTTCCTAAAGTGATAAAGGCAAAATTATATAAGTCTTTATTTGCAAGCAAATCTAAAGCAAGAATTTTTTCACCATCTGTAATTGCTGCAGCATCAGTACCGCCGCTTAATTCAACATACAACGGGAATGTTAAAGATTTGAATGATTGTGTTTTTTCTACAACATCAGCTAATTCTGTGTTCCAGTCAATACCTGTACCAGAAACAGCACTTGGAATATCCAACCAGTAAACGTAAGCAGACGCGCTGTTGATAACAGTTTTATAGTAGCTTGAAGAACCATCATCATATTTAGCGTCAGATGCTTTAGATAAGAATGAATACTTTTCAAGGGTAGCGCCTTTCACGCCAGTAAACGCACCGTCTTTGTCGATAACTAAGATATGGATTTCGTCTTTAGCATTCAATACGCCTTTGCTTTTCGCATAAGAAGAAGTAGCAGGAGCTGAAGTGAATTGACCTGTATGAGAACTTGCAATTGAAACTTCAAAGGCAACAGCTGAAGCAGCAACTTTACCAAAATTAACTAAAGTCAAAGATGTATCAGTTTCTATAGAAGCAACTGTACCGATAACTGTATGGGTTGAATCAGCTTTATGGATAACTTCACCAACTTTTAAAGTTGATAAGAAAGAAGTACCAACGCCGGTAAGCGTTTTAGAAGATGTTGTAGAAGTAACAGTTCCAGTACGAGATTGATATTGGAAAGTATTAGAGTCAACAACAACGACTTGGATAGAGTTACCTAATTTGCCTGGATAACGAGCAGCAAATTCACCGATATTCAAACCGCCGTTAATGTAGTTTGATTCATAATCATCATAGTTATTGATTTTGATACGATTATCTTTGAAAGTTTTTACTTCAGTAGCGTATTTGCTAGCAGAAACAGCAATTGCGCCGTTAGCCGCTAAAGATAAATGTGTATTATCTGTAATAGAAGCAATAGTTCCGATAATAACACGAGCTGGTGTAGTTAAAATATCGCCAATAGCTAATACTTCAGTAAAATTAGTACCAACGCCAACTACAGAAGTAGAACTTGTTGTAGAAGTAAGTGTACCAGTTAAAGTTGAAGCAATACCAAACGCAACACCAGCAGCAGCAACAGCTGAATTAGCCGCTAAAGTAATATGTGTATCGTCTGCGATAGAAAGAACTGTACCTAAAATATCATATCCAGCTGAGCTTGCTGATAACTTAGTTACGATGTCACCAACAGCAAGTTCTGTTGTAAACAATGTGCCTGTACCAACTACAGCAGCAGAACCTGTAGATCCGGTAATAATACCTGTCAATGAAGCAATAGAAGATGTTGTTGGAGCAGCAGCTAATGTTAAGTGGGTATTGTCTGTTACAGCGGCAACTGTACCGATAACATTATAACTTGCATCAATTAAATTTTGACCAACTGTTAACGTAGAAAACTGTGTACCGTTGAAACCAAATACAGCAGTAGAACCAGCAACAAAATGAACAGTACCGGCTAAATCTACAGAAGGAGTTTTAACAGAGGTGTATTGAGCAGCAGCATCAGCACGAATGTTAATTAAGTTGTTAGAGTAGGCTAAAAAATTAGCAGCTGTAAACCAACTTTGCGCGTTTGAGTCTGTAGGTTTCCAGAATAATTCTTTCAAATTTAGTTCTGAAGTAACAGTAGTCGGTTGAAGAACTGGTCCCCAGTTAAACAACCCTACATGCGCAGCGGCTGTTGAATTAAGACCAGAAACTGTTGAAGTGTTGTCAATTTCATTGACTTCAATTCCTGGCGAGACTTGGTATGACATATGTACTCCTAAGAGAATTGGTTGTTAAATTATAGTTATAAAAATATTTAGCTAAAAACGATTTTTAATTTATGTTCAACATAAAACTTTACTTTTTAGACCAATGAGCCTATAATAGCCTAGTCGGGCGTGAATTGGGTTTAGGCGCTTTAATTATTCCCAAAGTTAAATGTCCATTGGTCTAAGGTTAATGTTCCTGGAACTGTAGCCGCCGCTTGATAGTCTCCGTTAACATCAGGTAGATTAGCTGTTACATGAGTAATCAATTTAGATCTTGTTATTGGACCAAATAGGTTAACTTTAAGCGTAAAAGAAAATGTATGTATTATAGATCGTCTTGTTCTAAAATCTGATTCATAATCATCTTCCACAGATACCCCGTTTAAAACTAAAGGAATATCGTTGATGATATTCATATCTGGAACAGCATCAATCGTAACTGTATAATGCGGAGTAAACATTGGCAGTATTTGTTCCATCACCATTAACCCATCTTCTACATTTTTAGTTTGCAAGTAAAGGTTAATATCAATATTGTAAGGAACTGGTGAAAACTGTGTATTCGCTTCAGTAGGCGTAGCGCTAGATGCTACTCTTTGCATCGAGTTGACTTTTCTACTTGAATCGTACGAATAATTAGTTATTTCAAACCCAAATCTAGGCATCGTTGTTAACGTATGATTCGTTAGATTTGGGTCTTGTTCAATTCTAGTAAGCCATTTCTGTTTACTGGAATATGCTATAGGTATGTTAATAGTTTGTCCGACTGTACCATCAGTATTTAGCCTTTCAATCTGAAATTGAGAAAATAGGCTACCGAAAACTGTAATAGTCTTTTTTATTATACCTGCATAATGTGGTATCATTAAAATTCTCCAAAAGAAGGTTTAATAAATTTGAACCCAAATAATTTTTCGTAATTCAATTCTAACCATGCATCATTTTTAACATGTAAACCGCCTTTTGGT